GGAAGGAGTTATAATGAAATTAAACAATAAAACTAAAAGATGGAATAAGGTTGGTAAATTTAAGTTTGATTCTCCATTTTCGTTCGTATGAAAACATTTATATTTGCAGCATCACAAGGCAAAAAGGAGGAGTCTCTTTTATATAAAACAGATGACGGTAAGACTCCTTTCTTTATTAAGGAAAATAATAAAGAGTCGTTACATAAAACCTACAACAAAGCTATTGATTTTGCGTTAGAAAATGATATAGATAATTTGGTACTAGTTCATGATGATGTTATTCTTGAAAATTTCTCAGAAGAAAAATTACACAGCCTTTTTTCCAGGTTTGATGTTGTAGGCTGTGCTGGTACAACAGAAGTAAAATTACAGCCACCAGCTCTTTGGCACTTAATGGGCGGTGGCTTTGGATCTGGAAACTTATTTGGGGCAGTCGCACACGGTGATAGAGATGAAAAGCACATGACAGCATTTGGACCATATCCTAAGCGTGTTGTACTATTAGATGGGGTGCTTCTTGCAATTAAAAGAAAGGTATTTAAAAAAATTCGATTTGATGAAAAATGCCCCTCCAAATGGCACTTTTATGACTTAGATTATTCTATGCAATGCCATAAAGCTAAATTTAAGCTAGGTGTAGGTGATATTTTAGTTACTCATAATTCCCCAGGTCTCGAATCCTTTACCGGTGAGTTTAATAAAGGGCAAGAGTGGTTTCTCAAAAAGTGGAAAACAAAATAAATTATTATACTATAAACCTGTGAGTAAGCTGGACTTAAATTATTTTGAAAACGTCTTTATTTACAAGTCGTTAACAGATGGGGCGTATCTTGCTTCTGTCGCCGATTTTGTTCAACCTGATTATTTCAAAAACAAAGCCATAGCAAGCATCTTTGCTATAGTTAAAGATTTTTCTGAAAAACGTAACAAATTACCTACAGTAACCGAAATTAAATCGTATTTGGTTTCAGATGAACAAAAAAGCTCCTTTAAAGAGCTAGTTAAATCATTCAATGACATTGACAAAAATTTAGATAAGGAAGAGCTCTATGAGAATACAGAACAATTCCTTAAGGAAAAGGCCGTTTATCATACAATGCTTAATGTTGCTGAAGATGTATCACGTGGGGAGGTAGATACATCAGATGTTTTAGATAAATTTGAAAAGTCATGTAATATTAATCTTGTAACGGATTTGGGATTAGATCTTTACTCAAATATTGATACATTAATAGATGATATTAACTCAGTTGAGCATCATATTCCGAGTAAGTGGGACTGGTTAGATAATAACTTAGGAGGTGGATTTCTAGAAGCTGGTAAATCGCTATATGTTTTTGCAGGAGAGACGAATATTGGTAAATCAATCTTTTTAGGTAATATAGCTCATAATATCGCTAAAGAAGGTAAAAACGTGTTGTTAATAACTCTTGAAATGTCAGAATTGCTTTATGCAAGACGGATTTGTTCCAATGTAACTAAGGTACCTATGAAAGAGTTAGTTGGTAATACACCAGCTATTAAGCAAGCTATTAAAGATGAAAATGGAAAAATCTTTATTAAGGAATTTCCTCCTGCCACTATTACAGCTAACCAGCTAAAAGGGTTTATTAAAAAGTTTCAAGAACAGGGTATTAAATTAGATGCAATTGTTTTAGATTACCTTAACTTAATGCACTCTACAATAGGTAATAATTCATATGAAAGAATTAAACATGTAACCGAGCAAGTCCGCGCTATGAGCTATTTGTTCGAATGTCCTATTATTTCAGCAACACAGTTGAATAGAGCCGGGTTTGATCAAGATAATCCTGATCTCGCTACCATATCTGAATCTATTGGTCTTGCAGCGACTGCAGACGTTATTGTATCAATTTATCAAAATGAAGAAGATAGAGAATTAGGAATTATTAGATTGGGTATGATGAAAAACAGATACGGCCCCCGAGGATCTACCCAAGCTATGCGCATTAATTACTCTACCTTATCTATCGAGGAAGCAGATGATATTGAGTTTGAAGACGACGGTAATGAAACTCTTAACATGTTAGCTGGGCTTGCATCATAAGGAACTTATTGTAAATAAGGGTAGTGAACATTCAAGTATGGACTGATACTGATTTACATGGAGCTGGGTCAGCCCTTGTATTAAAGTGGCTATATAAAGATGCCAAGGCATTTAATATTAATGATGTTTCAGAATATACCTTTACCGGTAAATTTAAAGGGGCCTTACAATCATTAGACCATTACGATAGAGTTTATATTGTCGATCTAGACTTGGGCCCAGAACAAATCAAGCTAGCTGATAGAGATAATGTTGTTATTATTGACACACATAAAAATCATATTAAAAACAAACATCTATATAGTAAAGCTAAAACTATATTAGATTATGGTCATCAGTCAACTATTGATTTAATTTATAACAAGTTTGATGGTCATTTATTAGATTTAACAGATGAACAATTACTGTTAATTGAATATATTGGTGCATATGATTGGTATAATACACAATATAAGGAGTCTTTAAAGTTAAATGCTATTTACTATAATTTAAATTCCCCAAAAACAGAAAAGTTTATTTCAGCATTTTCTGATGGATTTAGAGATTTTACAGTTCATGAAAAAAATGCTGTTAAGCTATATTTTAAAAAATTTAAAGACCAAATTGAAAGCGGCAGTGTGTTTAAAGGCCAGATAAAAGGTTATAATGTAGTCGCAACATTTGCTAATTATGCAGTTGGTGAATTAGCTCATTTTTTAATTAAAAAACATAATGCTGATATCGGCATAATAGTTAACTCACAAGCTAGAGCAGTTTCGTTCAGAAGGTCAAAATTATGTGACGTGGATGTAAGTATTTTAGCTAAAAATCTATGTCAAGGAGGCGGGCATGCATCTGCCGCTGGAGGTAAATTAACAAAACAATTTGCAAATTTAACAAAACAATTTACCCCATGTTAACCATACATACCCCGAAAGCTCCTTCATTCACACTCATAAAAGAAGAAACAGAGCATCTGTTATTGTGTTTTTGTACGTTTTGCTCTCAGCTTAAAGGTAAAAAATTATCATTACAGAATATCTTTATATTAGTTCTCCAGGAAGAAAAAATTAGAAACATATTAAAGGAACTTCTAACCATTGAAACTAACTTCGATGTAGTTAAACTATTTATAGACTTTGAACCGTCGATCACTAAATCGAAATATATTACAAAGTTCCTTAATTCACATTCCGATATAGACTTATGATTACAGAAAAAGAGAAGTCAATATATAATAGCCATTTATACGCTTCTCGTAAGGCAAAAAACAAACCCGTTCGCCTTAGACAAAATTTTGATAATATAGAAAGTAAGGATGTGGTAGCTTTAAAAAAGCTCAATTTACTTTTATCAAAATATACGCATATAAACTATAGCGACTTTTTTATCGCCCCTTATAAAGTGTATAGCCCGGATAATTATTTTGACTTATCATTTTTTAATACGAGGAGAGCAATAAAATGCTATTCAATGTACTGTAAGGATAAGGAAACTCAAAATCCCGATAGTGAAGATAGTCTTAATACACTAAAGGATTGCTTAAAGTTTATTTTTAGCTTTTGTAACGGAGAAAAAATAACTTTGCCGCAATATAAAAGTTATATAGACCAGTCCGGTTCTATACCTATAGTGTTTACCCATTTAAAAAACCATAAAATTAATTTTTATGCACTCCATGCTTTAGATATGGATTCTACTATTAAACCATGGCTGCAAGACGAAGCCTTAAGCTTAATTATTAGTGATTTTTGCGATTTATATTCTAAAACCCGCGCTAAATTTATAAGTTCCAAATCACTTAAGGGTAAAGCTAGGAAAGGTCTCAAAATAATAGAACAAAAGCTGTTGAAGTTCACCGCGTAGGTACTATAATTATGGCATGAGTACTTTTAATACTTCAATGTTCCAATCAATTAAAGACGCGTTAGCGAGCTCCGAGAGTAAGGGTTCTGCTACATTCAACGAAATCATGCAGACTAAGGTAGGTAATACATTTACGGTAAGGCTCTTACCTTTTGCTAAAGACCCTAGTAAGACATTTTTTCATTATTACAACCATGGGTGGAATTCGTTTGCGACTGGCCAATACGTGCAAACGTTAAGTCCGCAAACGTTTGGTGAGCGAGATCCTATCGCTGAAGAGCGTTTTAAAGTTCTTAGGACCGGTAGTGACGAGGAAAAGGATAAGATGCAAGCTGTTCGTCGTCTGGAGAAGTGGCTCGTTAATGTTTATGTTATTGACGATCCTGCTAACCCGGATAACAACGGCAAGGTAAAAATTCTTCGCTATGGTAAGCAGCTTCAAAAGATTATTACTGAAGCTATCGAGGGTGAAGATTCTGAAGAGTTTGGCCCTCGTATTTTTGATCTTGGGTCTGAAGGAGTCAACTTTAAGATCAAAGTTGAGCAACAAGGAGACTTTCCGACTTATGTTTCCTCGAGATTTACTGCTGCTGGTAAAGTCGATCTTTCGGAAGATCAGCAAAAAGATATTTACGACGGGACGTTCGATCTTACTGAGGTGTTTACTCTTAAGTCGCATGACGAACTTAAGGAGATGCTCAATGAGCATTACTACTGCAAGACAGAAGATACGACTCCGGAAACCTCAGCACCTACACCGGTTGAGACACCCGCAGAACCAGAGCCAGTTGGGGTGGGTAGTAATGATACGGTAGACGAAGATATTGACGACTTGCTTAAGGACCTTTAATCATGGAAAATGCAATGACACCAGAAGAAAAAGCGGTGGTTATGCAGTTTATGGGCCAGACTTATGGTGAACTGCATAAACAAGATAAAAATATTGTTGGTAGAGCCGGTAATCTTGAACCTAAGTCCGGTAACATGAAACAGGTGTTTGAGAATACTGCAAGAATACCTACAGTGCGACAACCTATACCAGCTCAGGCACCTCCAGCTGCTCAAGTACCTCAAGTACCTCCAGCGCAACCGCAACCGCAACCGCAACCGCAACCAGTTCAACAGGTAACACCGGAACAGGCCGCGCGGGAAATTGCAGCAACCCAGATCCCTGTACAGGTAACACCTGAACCAGATCAAGGAGAATTTGATTTTTCTGAACCTTCAA